ATTTAATTAAAATATCATGATATTTTTGCCAGAACATTTTAAATAGTTATAATAAGAAACTCCACAACCTGGATTCGAACCAGGGACCAAGTGATTAACAGTCACCGACTCTACCGCTGAGCTATTGCGGAATAAATTATCCCAAAAAGGGAAAGCGAAATAGCGGATTCGAACCGCTGACGTTCTGCTTGGAAGGCAGACATTCTACCGCTGAATTAATTTCGCATAAAGTAATCATAAATTATTTTAATCTGTTTGTCAAGAGCCCCATATCGGAATTGAACCAATCTCTGCAGTTTACAAAACTGCTGCATCACCACAATGCTTATAGGGCATAAAAAAGGGGCACGAATACCCCTCAATTTAATTCGTCAGAGTTCTATACCAAAGAAGGTACAGAAGTCCTCGAAAATGCAACAATTTTGTTTGCGTTTGTTTGTTTGTTCCGTCAACAGATAAAACCTTTATACCCCGTCGAAACCTTGGCATCCCCGTGCAATGGAGATGAGCGGAGTCGAACCGCTGTCCGAAGCATCAGAATTCTTATCCTCTTGAACATCAATATTTATAGCACGATTTATGAGATGGTGTCAAATATCGGTGTAGCGGGATTCGAACTCGCACTGGAGCGATTTTAAGTCGCTTATCTCTGCCGTTGGATTACACACCGGAGCGTCCCGAGCTGGATTCGAACCAGCGACCAATTCATTAGAAGTGAATTGCTCTAATCCACTGAGCTATCGGGACATAAACCTAATATATCACTTTTTAGGACACGAGTCAACCCAAGGAGCACAGATTCTTAGTTCACCTCCGAGTGCCTTACAGTCTTTAGTATAGCACACGGATTTGTCTATTGGATATTCGACATATCTTTGTTCGTATTTCTTATCATACTCTGAAATAATCCGATTATACTCTGGATTTACGGCATCGATTGCCCTGTTCACATCTCCTTTGATTCTACGATCTAAAAGAATTGGGTCAGTAATAATCCAATCATTCAAAGGTTTTCCTGGTATTTTTCTTTGAATTTGATCGACAATATCGTAAATTTGTTCTTCAGGAATATGAGTACACTGCGATATTCCCGTTACAACAGAAGTCAATATGACTCCTATAATCGCATATCTAAAAATACTTGATTTCTTTTTACCAAATTGGAAATCAAATTTCATAGACAATCAAGATGCCTTTGCTTCCTTACGGGCATTCTTCTCTTCGGTGATTTCGATTCTTCTTTCCTTTACAGCTTTAGCAACTTCTTGAAGTGCCTTACGAGCACGAGTTCCTGCAGCATTATTTCCTGCAACAAACTTATCATCCTCATCTTTCCATGCATCTACGGCATCCAAAAGTTTTTGTATTGTTTCTGACATTTTTTTATAAAAAGTGATTACATTTATATATAAAACAAAAAAAGTGGGGAGGTTTCTCCCCACCAATCAATTTAGGTATCAAGTACCATCTTGTTGGCATAACGATAGGCAAAGTCGGTACGAGCACCGTGATGCCCCCAACGTATCCATCTTGATGCAAGACCCATATAACTGTCAATGGATCTTCCAGGGGTCTTCATTCCCCTCTCAATCATCTTCCAGTCACTCTCATTCAACATATAGTTGAGTTGAGTATCAAGTGAAGATGGACTACCACCAAGACGGGCAGCATGATTTCCTAAACCATTATATCGTGAAGAATCTGTCCACTGAATCAATCCATATCCTCCACTTCCACAAGACTCATATTTTATTCTTGCACCACCTTCACAAATATTGGGAACAAATCCAGATTCCTGTTTTATGTTTCCCATAATGGTGGCAAGGGCATTCTTATCTTTGATTCCTTGTTTTTGTAAGAAATTCAAAGCATAAGTTTCTGTTTGATTACACCCCTTACATATCCAAATCTTTTCTTTATTTTCGACCTTCGTTTCTGTAATGTTTAGTTTTTCAGATTTGGTGTCTTTCTGATTCGAGAAGTCTTGAACAGATAGTTCGAGTCCTTCTTTTTCAGGTACTGGTGGATCACTCACTGGTAAGAGTAGTGGTGATGAAAACGCAGTTAAGACTGAAAGGAGTGTAATTGTTGAAAATAGCATTAAGTTTAATAGAATTCGGCATCCGTATAGAAGAGGGGTACACCACCTCTCTCGAAGGGCATCTTCCACGGCTCTAGGTTGTCACGTCAAAATCTCATAGTAAAAAAGCAATCTTTTTAAGGATTGCTTAACAATTATATTTTATTATTTAGGTTTTGTCAAGAATCTGGTTTACCGAACATCAATTTCCTGATCTCCAAAGGTACTATCATCTTCCAGGCAAATATAAGAAATCTCATCTTGACCCTCAAGATCTAACCATTCCTCAAATTCACCTGCGATGGCACGGGCAGTATCATAATCCTCTGCTGTTCGAATTCGTTCAATTGCCCAGTCACGAACCTGCACGATGGGTTCAATCTGTGTTTCCATAATAATCTTTTCGGAAGTATCGAGAGAGGATATTGCTATTATACCAGGCTGGTGTTCCGTCGTCAAGGGATTCTGTGAGGACGTTGTTGATAAAGAGTTGTCGGGTCTCTTCGAAATTTGTTTTTCCTTTTGTTCTGTGAAGTGAAAGAATATTTCTTGTAAAATTTTCTTTACCAAATTTCTGAATGTCTTCTTTAAGTTCCGGACAGGATCCATAATATTTCTTCCAATCTGACTCTGATTTTACTTTTCTATTTTTTCCTTTTGGTGTTCTGAACTGCCACAGATACTTTCTACCAATATAACTCCGATGATTGAGAGTATTTCGTATAAGATATACAAACCCGTAATAATCTTGGATCTGATCTGAGTCAAATATTTTCTCTTCATTAATCCAAGGATTATCGTAATTACACCCTATACTCATCAATAATGTTAAGAACTTCGTCCAAATATTTATGAGCCAGAACCTTGGGATTCGTAATAAGTTGATTTACTTGATCTTCATATAACTTATGTTTTAATTTCAATACACGAACTTTGAGTTCGTCTTTACTCATTTCATTTCTTGGCATAAAAAAGGGGAGTGTTGATTACTCCCCTATCTATACTTGATATTAAAGTTTGAAACCGCTGAATGTGTCTTTTTTCACATCTTGTCTGATTCCACCAACCACATAACTTTCAACTTCCGTTTCCTGGGGTGCAACCTGGAGACCTTTAGAGGAAATCCAGTGCTGAGTCCAAGGAAGTGGGTTATTGTTTGCTGCAATATCATATTGTGGTTTTAATCCTATTGCCTTGAGTCTGCGATTTGCAATCCACTCAACATATTGCTGAAGAAGTTTATCGTTTAATCCGATCATACTACCATCCTTAAAAAGATAGTCAGCCCATCTTTTCTCTTCGTTGACGGCACGATCAAACATTGCATAAACCCACTCTTCTTCTTCCTTTGCAATCTGTTGCATTTCGGGATCATCACCTTCTCTCCACTTATTCATAATATTTTGAGTAAGTGCTAGATGTTGATTTTCGTCTCTTGCGATAAGGCTAATGATTTTAGCTGATCCTTCCATAAGCTTAAGTTCGCCAAAGGCGAAACTACAAGCAAAACTAACGTAAAACCGAATTCCCTCAAGAATGTTAACATTTGCAATTGCTCTGTACAACTTTCTTTTGACATCATTGAGTGTATCTTTTGCGAGAGGAACGTCTTCAAGTTGATACATCCATTGATTGGATGCTCCATAATTCTGTGCTGCGGTTATAAAATCATCATATGATTCTGTAACACTCTTAGCGCGTTCAAGAATGCGCTCATCAGTAATAATTGTATCAAACACTTCAGATGGATCTGAGTATATGTTTTTGATTATATACGTATAAGAACGACTATGAATCATTTCCATGAACTCCCAGACAGTCATACATGCTTCCAGTTCCGGTAAAGAACAATATGGAAGAAATGCTAATCCGGGACCACGACCCTGTACACTATCTAGCATAATTTGGTACTTCAAATTAGATGTGTAGATATGTTTTTGTTCGTCTCTTAACGTTTGATAATCACCTCGATCCTTTTGCAAGGAAACCTCTTCAGGTCTCCAAAAATACCCTAGTTGCTGAGTTGTTAACTTGTCAAAGATTGGATACTTATAAGAATCATAACGTTGAATTCCCAAAGGTTTTCCAAAAAACATTGGTTGTTTTTTGTTGTTGACTTGTTCTGTATTGAAAACAGTCATGCCTTTGACTTGCATCTTGTTCTCCGTGGAAGAAACTTTAGATTGTACAAGATTCACACTCTCCCTCCTCTACTTTGCTTAACTCATGAATTAGGTCATTTAAACTGGGTTTCTTTTCTTCTATCACTTCATCAGTTTTAATGTCATAGGTATTCTGATAGTAAGAAGTTTTCCACCCATACTTGTATGTAGTCAGAAAATCATTTGCCATTATTGAAACTGGAACTTCATTGTCTGAATAATTTTCTGGATTATAAGACCAGTTTCCAGAGATGGCCTGGTCAAAAAATTTCTGCATCATCGCAACAATTTTAATATATCCATCATTACTTTTCATATCCCAGAGCAACGTATAATTATTTTTAAGTGTTGCGTATTGAGGAACAATTTGTTTCAGTGGACCCTTCTTGGATTTCTTGATGGATAGAAATCCCCGAGGAGGTTCGATACCATTAGTTGCGTTAGATACCACAGAACTGCTCTCGGAAGGCATCTGTGCGGACAGTGTGGAGTGTCTGAGACCGTGTTTCAGAATCGATGATCTGAGTCTTTCCCAATCGTGTTGAAGTTTGACTGAAGAGATTTCATCCACATCTTTCTTATAGGTATCAATCGGGAGTAGACCTTGAGAATACTTGGTGCGTCCAAAAGATTCACAATGCCCCTTTTCTTGAGCAATCTTATTTGATGCCTTGAGAAGAAAATATTGAAAAGATTCTGAAAGTCCGTGAACCGCATCCCATGCTCCTTGAGAGTCGTATTTGAACCCCAGTTTGGCAAGGTAATGTGCCAGACCAATATAACCGATTCCAAGAGATCTACGTGCCTTTGTGGCAACTTCTGCTGCCAGTACAGGATACTTTTGATAATCTATCAGTTCTTCGAGAGCACGAACAGAAAGTTCACAAAGTTCTTCGAGTTCTTCATCGGACTTGACTTTACCAACATTAATGGCAGAAAGAATACACAGTGCGATTTCTCCTGTGGTTTCATCAATATGCTGAATTGGAAATGTTGGCAAAGTAATTTCTTGGCAAAGATTACTCATCTCAATCTTATCAATAAAGGAAGAATGAGTATTACAGTGATCTATATTCATAATATAGATTCTACCCGTTTCTGCTCTTTCTTTGAGAAGGTTAAGAATAAGTTCTTGTGCCTTTATTGTTTTCTTTGGAACATTAGGGTTATTTTCATATCCAAGGTAGAGAGAGTCAAACTCAATTGTTCCGAAAGAATCATATAGTCCAGGTACATCGTGCGGGGAGAAAAGCGTAATCTCACCATCTTTAATAAATCTTTCATAAAATATTTTACTAATTTGAATTGAATAATCTAACTTACGAACACGATTGTCTTCCGTACCTTTGTTATTTTTGAGAACTAATATATCATTTATTTCTTGGTGCCAGATTGGAAAGTGGACAGTAGCACTTCCACCACGAATCCCGTTCTGTGTACAGCACCTAACAGTTGACTCAAACTTTTTGAGGAATGGGATAACACCTGTATGCTGAACTTCTCCACCTCGGATTTTACTGTTGATGCCACGGATTCTGCCTGCGTTGATACCGATACCAGCCCTCTGTGAGACATACCTGCCAATAGCCATATCACTGCTAAAGATACTATCGAGGGAGTCATCAACATCAACCAGAACACAAGATGCAAATTGACGAAGGGGGGTTCTGACCCCTGCCATGATTGGTGTCGGAATGTTGATTCTGTGTCTTGATATTGCGTCATAATACCTCTTGACGTATGAAAGTCTGGTTTCTTTGGGATATTCCGCAAATATTGTGAGTGCGATCATAACGTACATAAACTGTGGAGTCTCATATACTCCACCACTACTGCGATCCTGTACAAGATACTTATCAACTACCTGACGCAATCCTGCGTAGGTAAACAGATAATCACGATCATGACGAATAAA